AATTTGCCACCTCTACATCACTCTCAATGTAAGGAATTGCACCAATATAATCAGGCAATGGATAAGTAGATAAGTTCGGTCTGTATTCTCTATAATAAAGAATTTGCAAACCTTCTTTTTTCTCAGGATTGAACGCCTTGAATATTGCGTACTTAGGTCTATAATCTTCCCAATTTTCAGAATAATAAAACTCGGTGTTATCTACATTCGAACGAATCTTAGCAAAGTCCATGTGATACAATTCTGCTATCTTTCCGCTTGCCTTACTCCAATTTACTTGTAAAGCATAACCACCATACAATCTTTTGTCAAGTGCTACCTTTTCAAAAATATCATTTAAGGTTTCAAATCTGTTAGGATTCAATAGCATATCTTGAGCCTTAATAGCTTGAGCGGATTCTTTGCCATCAACTATCTTTAAGCCACGTCCAAAAGTATATTTTTGTTTTGCTGTTAAGATGGCATTGTGCTTTGCAGACTTATTAAAAAGGTCGCAAAGATATTGAGGATATGCATTATCTTCTCCATATCTCACCCAATCTTTATTACGTTCCTTTTCGAAGATTGGAACTTTATAACTGCTAATTGGTTCGCTTGTATAGAATGTGTATTTATCCATTATAAATTATTGTTTCGATGTCAGGTGAGAAGCTTGTTATAGTTGCCTCATTAAATGCGTATAGTACTCGACCTTGTTCACATAATACGTCACTCGGTTGAGGTGTTATATCAGGTGATACTTGTGCATAGATTGTATATTCATAGAAGCCAGTATTAGGTAGGTAGATAATACCTTGTGTTAAATCTTGTTGAGCAATACTATTAACTACTGTTATGTTAACTTGGCTGTATCTTTCCTTGTCAGAGTTTTGAACTTGTCCTAAAAAATACAAAGTGTCATTTGTCGCATGAGAAAAGAATTTAAATAGATATGTATTAAGTGCATAACCACTTGGAGTATCTTCTTTAAGTGTCAATGCTACTACATTCAACCCTAATTCTAAGTTAATCATATTATGAAGTATTGAAAGTTCATAATGTTGCAAAGAAAAAGCCCCAATTAAGGGGCTTAATCACCAATAAATATATGAAAACACACAATCAATGCTTATGATGCTGTGGTAAATGCTGATGAACTTACCAATGCTTGAGCAGGCAATGCTTCCATACCTGTTAAAGTTAACTGAACTCCGTTAAAGTCGCCCATTGCTGCACCTGAAGTATGACTTCCTGCGCTAACTTCCATCCCATTAACTTGACCCAACAACCAAAAAGTTCCATCCTTCTTCTCAATGATAGTTAACAATCTTGCCTGAGCAATTACAAGCCACTTGGCTCTTTGTGCTTGACTCATTTTAGCAAAGTTTGCTACCAATGTTTGAGTATAGAATATAGTTCCGTTTGCAGGTGCTGATGTAATTTCCTCAGTAAATGAATCGGCTGCCTGTGGCATTAATTCATACTTGTAAAATTGCACTCCTGAAACTAAACTTATACCTCCTGAAACTGAACTTGTGATTGTAGCTGCTGAAACTAAACCATTCGCAAAATAGATGTTTTTTAAGCCACCTACTGCGTCCTTACAATCTAATGTATATCCTGAAACTACTGCACACGCCATAATTTTATAAAATTAAATGGGGGTTTTTACACCCCCGTTATTTATGCTAAAACAAAATTGACAATCTCGTTAGGAAATGCAATCTGCACACCTGCTTTGAATTCTGCTACATATCGAACTTCCATAGCTTCTTGAGCATAGAACATCTCGAACTTAGATTCTTCACCAATCACATCGCAACCAAAGAACATATTTGAACTTCTCATTGCAATTATGCGGTTAGTGTTATTCAATCCATTCACACCAATTACTTTGATGTTAGTTCCTGGAATAGTAATCTCAAAGTTTGAGTTACTTGAATCGGTATTGTAATGGAATAGGTTTGCATTGGTTAATGCTAATTGGTAAGTTCTGAATGTACCCATTCCGCAAAATACAACCGTATCAGGTTTGTCTAATATCGCAACTGGTAACGCTCTGTAAACACCTTGAAAAATTGCAATCACATTCGAAGTAGTGATACCACCTGATGCGCTGTAAGGTGCGCCTGTGGTGAATCCACTTGCATTCGCTTGGATAACTGAACCTGAAGCTGCTGTAATAATTTTTAACAACCCATCGAAACGAGCTAAACTCGAATTCCCTGAAGTTGTATCACCTTGCCAAAATGCAGTCTCTAATTGTTCAGCAATTAAACCCGCTTTTAAGTCTGTGTACTTTTCTTCGAAAGGAATAGTCTTAGGATTAGAGCCTGGAGCCATCACTAATTGAAGGTACTTTGTTTCTAAGTCTTTTGGACATAAAGCCTCATGCACTCTGATAGGCGCAACAGTTAATGTTCTGTTTGAAAATGTGGTCGTACCTGATGCTGAGAATCCGCAAGAAGTACCTGCTTGGAATACGGCATCGGTATCCATTACGTTAACTTGCTGTGACGATTTAACGCCAGGCATTTTAGTTGCTAAACTGATTGATTTAGCTGAGAACAATGACTTAGTCAATAGTTCTCTTTCGTTGGCTTTTGTGTAGGCTGCCAAAGCCGTAACATTAAATGACATAATATTTTATTTCTTGTTTAAAAATTCTACTACTCTACTTAGATTATCTAATTCGTTTTGCTTTTGCTCAGATAATTTCACATTGAATGATTCTGTTTTGCTTACTTCTGCACTTGGCTCATCTGCTAATTTCTCAACGATTTGAAACATCAATGACATAGCTTCTTTTTGCTTGCCGATTGTTTCGGTTTGCTCGGAAATCATTTCGCTATCAACCTTCATTTTATCTTCTAAAGCCTTGATTCTTGACTCATAAGACTTACACATTTCTTTGATAGCCATTATCTCTTGCTCGCTCATGTTTATCTCAACCTCGCCCGCTTCCTTTTCATCTTCCTTTTCTTCTTTTGGCATTTCAATTGATGATACAACTCCACCTTCTTCGATAGTTATCTTACGTCCATCTTGCAACTCATGGTCGCCTGTTGGTGCAGGGATTTCGCCTTCTTCTGAAACGACTGAAACTAAAGTACCCTCCTTTAATTCGCCATCCCATTTTATGATAGTAATTCCATCAGCTAACTTAGCTTCTTGCATGGTTACCTTTTCCTCAATAGTTTCTTCTTGAAACATTGATTTTAATTTGTCTAATAAGTTTTTAGCTTCACTCATATTTGTAATTATATTATATTTATCTTGTTGTAATCTATTCAACATTTCAAGCAATTCTAATTCTTCTGACTTAGTTTCCTTTACTTGTTTTTCTTGGAAGAATCCCTCAACTGAAAACCCTTTAAAAACTCCTTCTTTAATGAAGTCATTCCATATCTCATCGTTGTCAACTTTGCAGGAAATAAACCAACTTCCATTTGGTAAATCTTCAAATCCTTTTGGGGCATTAATTCCTCTTTCCTCGTCTATGACAAAGGATTCAATCAAATAAACCCCTTGTGCTAATAAACTCTTTTTATGTTGGAGATTGAAGTTAGTAGTATATTGACTTTTAAAGTATTTCTCAACTATTTTTTGGATTGTTTCCTCACTAAAAACTACATTATATTCTTTGCCCTCTTTATCTTTTCGGTAAATCAATTCATTTGGAATCATAGCAGGACCGCTTATAATTCTTTTCTCTGTATCAGATTTAAAACTAAATGCCTTTTTATCTATTTGCTCAAGTTTTCTTTGCGCCCATTCTATACCCGCATCACCTCCCCACGCTAACCACATCAATCTTCCACATCCGTCACCCAATTCCTTATCGCTGTTTTGTCGATGTCTTTCAAATGCTGCCATTCTCGCTATTGTATCTCTGCTTATTGCTTCGCCTTTTGCAAGTTGGTTCGCTCTTTGTTTTCCGACATCAGTTCCACAATCACCCCATCCGTTTTCCTCTGCATATCTTAAAGCTATCTTCGCATTCTCTTTTGCTTGTTCGGGGTAATCTGTATAAGACTCAAATTGTTCGTCATTGAATGCTATCCAATTTCTTTTAATTGCAGGCTTATCGACTAAGGAAATAAAGTCAACTCCCGATTCATCATCTTCATCATTAATTACTAATTCGTATAAAGGTAATTCCATGTAGTAAAGTATTATTTTGAAAATTTGTTTTAACCTATTGTCGCCTTTGCCTTGATTGAACTTACTTGATTCTGTACTTGTGTAATATCTGACTCAACCACTACAACCTT